CTGAAGAGCTTGGTGTGAAACCTCAAACTGTGCGTCTATGGAGAACCAAAACACGCAGGGGGCATCCTAGTGGCCCCAAATGGACTGTCATTCTTAATAACACTATTCGATACAACCGAGAAGACATTAAAGATTGGCAGAACAAACCTAACAACCCTATTTAAAAAAAATTATTATGTTAAACGTAACAGCCGTTGGCAATTTAGCCTCAGACCCAGTACAGAAAGAAACTGCAAAAGGAACAAAAGTGACTAGCTTCACTTTACTTACAAATGATCAAGATACTACAACACAATTTGATTGTGCTGTATGGGGAAATCGTGGTGATGTGATTGCAAACTATGTAAAAAAAGGAAATCAAATTACTGTTGTTGGTCGTGGTAAGTTAAAAACCTTTGAGAGAAGGGATGGTAGTACTGGAGCAGCGATTGAAATTAATGTTGATAATTTCACATTGCCAGTAAGAAGTAGAGACTTTGAAGCGATCCCTGCCTAAGTTATAGGGGCATTGAAATCTTTTTAACGAGGTTGATTTCATGTAAGACCCCTTTTTTATTTATGACAACAGCCGAAAAGATTGCCGCAGCAAAGAAAAGAATTGCTGAATTAAAACGACTCATTGAATTATGGACACAGGAATAAAAGTCTTTGCATCACCAAATACCGAGATATTGCTTGGTGGTGGTATTTTATGGGAGGTCTGTTGGCAAAGAAAAGAAGAGGATATGTTTAGCTTGATGGTACAGCTACCACCAAAGGGGTGGCTTGATCCTGACCTCGTAGATGTCTTGCCAAAAGATGTTATTGAAGCACTAATTAAAAAATATAATTTTAATGAAAAATAAAGACCTGATCAAAAACTACCAGCACCAGCTTGCAGAACTTCAAAACCAATTCTGGTTTAATAATTTAGATATGAAAGAATATTGCGTCAGATATGATGCAATTAAGAAACGAATCAACGAATTAGAAAATGAAAAGAGAAGAACATCCATCTGGCAAAAAATTAAAATTTTTGCAAGACAACAGAAGAAAAAGATTAGTGAGATTATTACTTGATGTAGAGCTTCGTGGTGTGGATCACAAGATCCATATAACTAAGGATGCGAGAGCAGACCTAACAGTAAATGATGGGAACTGGATCAATGACCATATTAGGACTGCTATTGTAAAACATAACTATGAAATCAATAAGATACCAAAATTACAGGTAAAAGATTTTACCGCCAAAGAAATTAAAGCTTACGAAGATTCAAAATGCCAGTAGGACAAAAATTTAAACTAAACCAAACTGTAAAAAGAAATCATACAGTTGGATATTCAGCCAGTAAATATTCGCAATTTGCTGGAACAATTCAAGAAGCTTTTACACGAAAAAATAAACTTGGAGTGCCTCAATATTATTACAAAGTTTTTTGGGAGGACGGAAGATCATCTGAACACGCTCAACACAGCCTTAAATCTATCTAATAAAGTTTTTTTAGTTTTATACTTTTTCTTTCTGATTTTTTTTATATCTTTCATTTCTTGCACTGTAACTATTGCTTCAAGTTCTACAAGCCGACCAAGTAAAGATGCAAGAAATACATCTTGTTTCATTTGATGCCTTATGAGGTGAGTGCAATATCTTTTGATATTATCGTATTCATCACTTTTCATAATTTCTCTACACCTCATTTCAACTGAAAGCTGAAGTTCTGGAGGTGCTGGTTCAATTTCTATATTAAGAAATTTTTCTGGGTTCATTTTACTGGGAAGAGTTTTTCTTCAATCATCTTGACTATGGCATCATCCACATCATTATCTGATTTAGCCGCCAAATCTTTTAAGAGGGATAATGCTGCTTTGCGTAAAGATTCCGATTTTCCGAACTTAATGAAAAGATTTATAAGAAATTTTGACATTTGTTTATGTGTTCTTTTTCAAACATACCAAACTTTATTGAATCTTGCCTTCTAACCTACTTACCGCTTCACTCAATTTATTTAATCTATTATAAATATCAATAATAGTTTTTTCTCTTCTATTGCTCATATTAGATAAAGTCATAGCTAAAGCTGTAACTATTGCACCTATTAACGCTGCTTGTACCTCTCCCATTGCTTAAATCTATAATTATGCCTATTATTGCTAATAAAACTACACTATGGCAGATAAAACAATAGAAAAAGAGCAAAAAATACAACAAACAGAGGATGAAAAGCCAGATTATCAAGAAAAAATTACTTTTTTAGTTTCTACTGTTGCACAAGGTTTTATTTTAACTTGGTGTTTATTAGTTTTATCTCTTGGTTATGTTAAATTGCCCAATAAATTGTTTGGTGTTGATATACCAGACCAGCCAAGAGTTGATAGCACTTTTGCTGCTGGACTTTTAGGAAATATTCTCGGTGGTTTAGGGATAAGTGTTAATGCAGCACAAGGAGCTAAAAAGAAAAAGAAAGAAGGTGAAATATCAAATGGTGTCGGCAACTCCTCTGGACAGCAGACTATAATAATTAGGCAGCCTATTGAGCTAATAACAAGTAAACCAGAAGTCGTAAAAGTAGAACCTACAAAACCAAAATCATGAAAAAATTTATTATTTTAGCTTTTTTTGTATCAAGTCCAGTTTTTGCAAATGGTACTCCGACTTGGACTACTGGCTCTAGCAACCGCACAGAGAATACTACTCAGACTATTACAAGAAGCGTAGTAACAGAAAAATACGGATCAGCTTTAAACACTTGGGAAGCTTCTAACATAGAGGTTACAAGTGCATCTAGTGGTGGTATAGCTCATTCTGATGCAATATTCACACCAAAAACTGTAACTAGCGATTGGTCTTTGTCTATAACTACAAGAGCAGCAAGCCAAATGATTGAAAAGATTACACAGAATGACTCGATTACAACAACTAGCGTTATCACTTCTCTCAGCGTCTTTAGTCAGTAGCCCAGTATTTGCAGAGGGTGAGACTGATGTAATAGCACAACCTAATGCAGTAGGTAACTCATCAATAATTAATCAAAATATGAATATAAATCAGGGAGCAACAAGTAAGAATCAATTTGGGAATTTAGTTTGTTCTCAACCCAGTATGAGCTTTACCCCTTTTTATACTGGCAATGATGCTCAAGGTGAAGATACTTATAGCATAAATGAGGGATGGGGTGGTCAAATATCTTTTATGATTCCACTAGGATCTAATAATAAAATCTGTACTGATTTAGCAAAAGTAAAGCTAAAACTAGCCAAAGAAGAATTAAACAAACAAGTCCATGATAAGCAATTAGTGAGAGTCTTGAAGTGTTCACAACTCCATGCAAGCGGCTATATGATAAATCCTAAATCAAAGTTTGCTGGTCTTTGTAGTGATGTAATAAATATAAGAAGTTATGTAAAAGCTAATCCTCAGATTTTTTCTTCAGAGAAGAAACCTCCTTCTTCAAAACCTTAGTAATTATTTTCTTAAATATTTTTTTTAATTGTGCAACTACAGCTTGAGCAGCGATTCCTCCAGCTACAGTAACAACTGATGCTGTACCAGCCGCAACAACTGAACTAGCAATGACCTCTGGTGCTGGTATTGGAAATTCTCCAAAGAAAGGTATATTGAAAGTACCTATGGTTTCTACATTTGAAGTATTTTCTAAGTTTTTTGGGAGGTTCAGCGGTATCTTTTCTTGCTTTATACCTGTTACTTCCTCGGATTGCTCCTTTTCTTCTTCAGAAGTATCTTCCTTCTCTTCTTCCAAACCCGACTGAACTTGTTCCAGACTTGGGAGCAACAAAGGATCTAAAAAAGGTTCTTCCACTACAGGGGGATAAAAAATTGTTTTAGGTGGATTGAGTATATTGTTTGTCTCTGGTAAGTTTGGATAGTACAGTTCGTCCATTTTATGAAATACGCTATAGCAAAAGCTTTAATTCCTGTTACATTAATAACATTCTGCGGACTATGTGCTTTAGCTCCACTCTATCTGTCACTATCTATGATGACAAGACAATTAAATCATAAGTCTAATTAACAACTTTTGATCTGCAAAATCTAGTTTTACACGCGCCACTACAATAAATTTTTCTTTGCTCCATAGTATTAAAATTTGCACCACAAACAGGACAAGTTTTTAATAATATACCTTCTACTTTTTTATGTTTTCTTTTACCTCTTTTGGTTTATTTATTTCCTTCAATAACAGTTGGTAAGCTTGTACACCACCTTCAAGTTTTAAAATATACTGTCTTTGATTTATTATTTCCTGTTGCCATTCAAGAATTTGTTTTTCTATAATTTCTTTCATATTTTAAACAATAGTAAGGGTTTCTCCTGAACCAACAGTCACAGTAACACCGCTGTTGATGGTAATAGGACCAGCAGCCATAGCATTTTTACCATTTGTTATTGTGTAATCTGCTGTAACCGCCTGATCGTTTTCATAAAAGACAGAGTCACTTCCTCCTCCAGTTGGAACGCTACTACCTCCTCCAATCTCCTTTACTGTACCTCCATCGTTGACAAATAACTTTTGAGCAGAAGTATCTAAAGCAACTTCCCCATTAACAATATCACTTGTAGTAGGTGTGCTTGTACCTCGTTTTAACTTAATAGTATTTGCCATTGGCTTTTATCTCCTATGGCTCAAAAAGTGCCACCGTCAACATTAAAGCCAGAGGTAGATCCATCTTCTAAAAATGTAACTAAGTCAGACAGTGCAACTTGTTTCATCGTTCCAGCATCATTACATACAAAACGATCTCCTGTTGCAAGTGTTGTTGAAGTAGCAGAAGTTGCTCCATCCATTAAATTCAATTCTGAAGTTGTTGCTGTAACTCCATCCATGATATTGAGTTCTGATGTAGTAGCAGTAACCCCATCCATGATATTTAATTCAGAAGCTGTCGCTGTTACTCCGTCTAAAATATTTAGTTCTGAAGCTGTCGCTGTAACTCCGTCTAAAATATTTAATTCAGAGGTTGTAACTGTAGCTCCATCTAATATTGCAACTTCAGTCGCAGTTAATAAAGCCAATGCAGCAGCAGCACCAGTTTGACAGCTTGATAAAGCAGTAAGATCAGCGTCCGCAGCCTGTTTTGCATCTAATTGAGTTTGAATACTTGATGTTGCATCCACTCTGTTAAGTTGTGCTGTCGTTACTGTTGCTCCATCTAATATCTGTACTTCAGCTTGTGTAAGATCAGCTAAAGCACTTGCTGTATTAGCACCCATTGTTGCTAATTCAGTAAGCTGTGCGTCTGAAGCCTGCTTTGCATCTAACTGTGTTTGAATATTACTTGTTACTCCGTCTGTATGATTAAGTTCAGTAGTAGTAGCAGTTACACCATCCAAAATATTTATTTCAGATGCAGTTGCGGTAACACCATCAAGAATATTCAATTCTGCTGTAGAGACAGTCGCTCCATCAAGAATCTGTATTTCTGTAGATGTTATTGCAGCTAAAGCAGAAGAAGCACCAGACTGCATACTAGATAAGTTATCTAAATCAGCATCATAGGCTTGAACATTAGTACCGATTGCTAATCCTAAACTGGCTCTTGCAGTAGATCCACTTTCAAGAACAAAGTTCGATCCATCTCCAACAATAAAATTACCATCAGAAGGTGTAAGACCTGCAATATCAGATAATTGTGCATCAAAAGCTTGTACATTTGTTCCAATGACAAGACCTAATGCTGTTCTTGCAGCAGAGGCACTTGTAGCTCCTGTTCCTCCATCAGAGATAGCTAAAGTTCCTGTTATAGAACTGGCATCAAGCTTAAGAGCAAGTTCAGTTGACTCAATAACAAGTCCACCATTTGACTTAAGATCAACACTAAACTCATTACCAGACTTATCAAGACCATCACCAGCAGTTATATTTCCACCACCACTAAATTGTGTAAAGGCTAAGTTGTTAGTGCCGACAACAGCAGATCCTTTGTCAGAACTACAAACAAAACCTTGGTCAGCTTGTGTAGAACCTTGCTCAACAAAGGTGAACATTCCAGCAGCATCGACACCAGCAGCTAAATCATCTGTTCTTACCCATGTACTTGCTTTGCAAAGATACAGTCCGTTCTGACTAGAAGTAGACTGATTTTTAACTAAAACTCTTTCATCAGCAGAAACAGCAACACCATCAATAGTTTGTGTCCCAGATAAAGTTATGTTTGCTGTTGTTGCAACTTTTACAGAATTTTTTACATCTAATCCGCTTGCGACACTATCCACATAAGACTTAATAGCAAAATGAGCATCAGCAGTCGGTGTTACTCCACTTACAGGGTTAGTTGCACTTGCTAACTGATCAACTCTATTGGCCTGTACTCCAGTATCGAAATCACTAATTTTGGTATGAGCAATAGAAGGAATATCAGCAGCAACCAAATTTCTAAATGTAGGTGCAGCAGCCGATCCAGAGGTCGGGCCAGCTAAGATTGCATTTGCGCTTCTTGTATCTGTTTTACTAAAAAATGCACCAGATCCACCAACAGTAATAATTGAACTTGCCTCATTACTACCTGTGTCACCAAAACCATAATATAATTTTAAATCAGCTTCATTAAAAGCTAATTCAGAAGGGTTTAAAGTTGGAGGCGCACCAGCAGATCCACTGGCTGCTCTTTTTTTGATTCTTATTGTGTTAGACATGGCCTAAAAATTACCTCCATTAACAAGTTTTAGTTTAGTAACATTGTCATCTAATATCAGCTTACCACTACTCGCTTGATAATACATTACAGAATTATCAACTTTAGCAGTATGATCTAAAGTTATATCAAAGCCTTCTCCTTGTGGACCTTGAGGTCCGGCTACTTTAACAGTGACAACTCTAGTTTCACCATTAACAGTAACGGTGTTTTTATTTTGAGTGATGTTTATGTTGCTCATATTGTGGTGTATCCTTCACTTACAAATATAGTACCTTCAAGATAATATTCCCGCTTGCCTCCTGAGTTTAAAATTAAAAGATCGTATGCTAATTCATTTGGTGTAAACTGCAAAGTCTGTGTATGTGAAAGACTCATTGTAAACTCACCGTTAGTTCTGTTTGTATAAGCAATTAAAAAGTCTGCAAACTTGCCAGTCCTTTCTTTGTCCCACACTTGAGCGGCTATTGTTGCTCCGCTGAGGTCAACCGCATCATCATTAGAATCAGTTATTCTTATTGACTCTGTATGATCTGATCTTCTTTGAACAGTAAAATCATAAGTTCCAGCAATAATAGCCATTTAACTATAAGGTGAAGAACCTAGTATATCAGTTTTCCATTGTGCCTTAAGTGCATCCGTATCACTAGCAGAAGCTATACCAGAATCAGCAGGGGCATCTCTTAATGCTTGTTTTTTAGCAACAATGTCTGTGGTTGAAGCACCAGTTTCTAATGCTTTTTGAAATTCAATATCAAGCTCTGCAAGTTTTGGTGTCCTTGCATTTCTAATATTTGATTTATGAATCTCTCTGGCTTTCGCCATATCAACGCCAAATCCCATGTTTTACTCCGTATAAGTCCAAGCGTTTCTGAAACTCCTGTCTGTAGGAATTACAGATTTATCTACAGTATAAACTGTCTTACCACTGGGGCAATCTTTAGATTTAATCTGATCTAAGGTTAAATCTGTATTATCTGCTGGACAAACAATACTGATAGATCCATCATCATTTGTATAAATAAATCTTTTGTCTGAATTTGCCATAATGTTTTCTTTTAGTATATCTTAATCAAGTCAGATCGAAAACAACACCATAATTAAACTCGCAATCAAAATTTTGATCAGAATTATTTCTAGAATCTACTTGTGCGTTTGTATTACTTGCTAAACAATTAGTAATGTCTGCATAAGGGCCATCATGTGCATCATCATTAAATGAACCAGAGGTCACTCCACATGGGTTCGTCAAAGTGACACTATAATTTACTGTATATTTTCCAGTAGCATTATCTGTAATAGATGTAATATTAAAACTATTTCTTACGGCTGGTGTACTCTGATTATAATTCCACCAAGCTTTTGCTCTACCCTTTTGAATCTGTTCTGGGCTTGAACTACCACCACCGCTTGTGTTTTGTATTGTGTTGACTTTAAGTGTTGACATAATTAATCTCCAAAAACAACAACATTGTTAAAAGTAGTATCTAATAAACTTGAAGAACTAAGAGAAAATACAGTGACAGAACTAGTAGTTCTTGTATGACTACTATTTGAAGATGCATCAATCAAATAAGCACCAAATTGTGTTTGTGCATCTGAACCTAAACCTGATACACAGAAATTAGTATTACTTAATGCTGTGCTGAAATTTATTTTATAAGTACCAGTTCCGTTATCAGTAATTGAACTTACGTTAAAAGAGTCCCTAATAGCCACAGTACCAGTTCCATTAAAACAAACCCACACTCTTGCAAGCTGGCCCATTTCCGTTCCACTCGTATTCTGAAATACAGGTGAAGCAGATGAAATGCTTTTAATTGTGCCAACGGCAAGTGTACTCATCCTGATACCTCCATTAAAGTCAAGAATGAAAAGAATTCATCATCATCTTGAAAATCTACTGAATTAGTCGAAGTGTTATCTCTACATTTACCTTGAATTTTATAAGTTGTCGCAGAAGTTGTATTTGGGGAATCAAGAATTGATCTCATAACCATATAACTTATGCTTGCATTATTTGCATATTGACTTCTAGCACCATACCCATATTGGTAAGATTCAGTGGGTGGTGAAAGTGGAGTTGATCCTCTCACTATTTGAAGATTACCTGCATTATCATTTGCAATTATAAAGACCCTAGATTGTACATCGTAAGTAACTAAAATTTTACTTGAACTAGAAGTTGGAGTAATTGTTGCACTTAGTCCAATATCAGTAAAAGATGTAGCAGTCATTCTGACTTGCGTATTAGTTTGTTGTTGTACGATTTGAATAATTCCACCACCATAGACATTACCTCCTGTTGAAGGTATGCCACCTATAGGAACTATTGAATTTACTTTAAGTTGAGACATAAAATTAAGAAGGCTTGGTGGGAAAAGTTACAGAGGACATATCCAAATTATAAAGAGAATCTAATTTAGGTGATGCTTTTAAAGTGATGTCACGTAAAGCTTGCCTATATGTTTTCCATTCATCAGTTTCAGCAACCCCAGTTTCTTTTGCTTTTATTACGACCCAATCAGTTTCTTTAAGCAAAATATCTCTTTCAAGTCTAAGTAATCTCATAGGTTCTGCATTATTTAATTCAACAACCTTAGCATTTACTTCAGACTCAGTAGGTTGTGTTTGATTATTATCTAACCATTTAAGACCAGAATAAACATTTCCATAAAGAACCCACTCAGATTTTGGTTTTAAATACGAAATTGCGTCTTTAATTGAATATTTCATAAATCTATTATATACACTTTTATACTACAGTCCATGTCTCTCCAGAACCAACTGTAACGGTGACTCCGCTTTGAATAGTTATCGGACCAAAACTACCAGCATTTTTTCCATTAGTTATCGAATAATTTTGTGTAATGGTTTGATCATTTTCCCAAAATATTTCATCTGAACCACCGCCCTGTGCTCCAGCACCAGCAACACCCCAACTTAAGTTGCCACTTCCATCAGAAATTAAAGCATATCCAGCTACAGTCGTGTCAGCATTTGGAAGTTTCCAAACTACATTACCAGCTAAAGTATCGGGTGCTTTAAATCCTACATATTCAGATCCAGCACTTGACGGTTCAGATAATCTTAATTCTTTTTGATTATTTATAGTTATGCCATTTTGATCAAAAAAAGTTGTTTCTGCTGTTGCAAAAGTTAATCCTATTTGATTTGTACCTTTCTTAAAAATGCCTGTTGTACTATCTCCAAAATGAATAGATGGTGCGGAAGCAGAGCCACTAGACGCAGCCAAAACACCAGTAAGGGTTCCTCCTGATGCTGATAAAAAACCAAAGTTAGTTTGACTTACATTACCTAAAGTAACGAAAGCTGAATTAGCACCATTTCTAATTTTTAAAGTATCTGTATCACTATCAATATGTAATTGATATGCTGCAAGGTTAGCAGAACCAGAAGGATCACCAGCTGCACTATTCACTGTTCTTAAGGATTCAAATATATCTTTCATTGCTGTTCTTACAGCAGATCCAGTACCATTATCAGGTGAAAAATTACTGCTAGATTCTTTGCCAGTTGAATTAACTCTTGTCATTTACTAAGCACCTTTTCCATATCCTAACGCTTGAAACGTAAATTTCACATCTATGACTGCATTTGATGCGTTCTTAAAAACTATTGTAAACCCTGCACCACTTATAGAACTTAAAAGAAAAAATGCACCGCTTGGCATATCCTCTGGAGCTATAGAGATAGAAGGTAAAAATGCTGTGGTCGATCCACCTATATCACTTGTGCCTGTGAAAAATGGCTTCCCAAAAACGACTGCTAATCCGCTTGCACTTGTTCCTGACTGTAAAGGTGTAGAAATAATATTTCCACTTGATTGATATTTGTTTTCTGTTCTTGATGGCAAAAAAGCGTCAAAACCTAATTCTGTAAATTTTATATTTTCATTAATATCTACTGATATTAAATTACTTGTAAATTTAAAAGCTCTTGCACTAAATGAACCATTAGTTAAATTTTGCTCTGCTGTAAAACTTGAGTTATCTTGTGATGTTTGAACTTGTAATCTGCTTTTTAAACGATCACTTCCAGCACCATCAAAATTTAATCTTGCATCTAAATCTGGGATAGAGTCAAATTGATCTGAAACAAAAAAACCTTCACTTTTTATATGTCTTTTTAATCTTAGATTAGTAAATACAGATCCTAAGTCAAAAACTGAAGCAAATTCATAAGTTCCTGTAAGGTTGTTTGCTGGATTTGTAAGTTGTAATGCGCTTGAACTAACAGTTACATTAGTTTTAGTACCACTGAATGCTGTTTGCTCTCTTTGGCTTTTTATTAATAATTCATCTGCCATTTCAGGCAAACTTAATTCTACTTTTGCCTCTGTTGTTGATACTCTTCCACCTACATCGGCAAATTTTAAAGAATAAGTTCCTGTTAAAGCTGGAAGAATTGCCTCATTTGTAGCCCCATTTATGTTTTCATTTAAGTCGGTAGAGTTAGAAAAAGAGGCAGAACCTAAAGCATTTGGAGTATGTCTGACAATACATCTTCCACCAAATTCAACGTCAAGACTTGTTGTTTTAGTCCATGATAATTTTACTTGTGAGTTATTAAGTGGTTCAATTTCAAGATTTGTTGGATTTTCAGGATCAGCCGTCAAACCTATAGTGTTAACACTGACCTCTGTAGGACTTGCACTTCTTTCTCCATTACTATTAATTGTAAATATTTGAATAACATAAGTTCCAGCTTCAGAGGGTAATATTTCATGCTCTGATTGTTGAGTATTAACTACAACTGGATTTTCATTATCTTTAGTAAAAATTAATTGATACCCAGAAGCTCCATCTACAGATTCCCAATCAATAAAAAGCTTTGGAACAGGTCTATTATTATTTAAAATAATTTTTTCTTCTATTGCTTTTGTACCATCTGATCCGTTAATTATTTGTGGTGAAGGCAAAAGAGAAGTTAACAAATTAATGTTTTTTATGGGTAATTGCTCTCCATCTTCTATTGCCTCATATTTATTAGAATTATGAATTACTGCTGTAATTAAAAAACTTTTTTGTTTGTTTTCTTTTATATTTACTACTCTAAAAGATTGTGCTGAAAGTGAGCCAGATTCTAAAACATATGGACTGTTAATAACAGGGGCTTGTGAAAAATTATCTGAAACATTTACTTCATTGTCATTAGTATAATTTGTAATTACCTTTGTTTCTACCGTTCCATCTGATAATAAACAACTAATAGTTGGACTGTCGCTTATATCGGGTAAATTAGTCTGTGTTACATTATCTAAAATTATTTTTACATTTGTTGCTGATTTAACTAAACCTCCCCTTCTAGTAGAAGCCTTAACCCTATCTGCAATACCAATAATATCTCCAATTCTTAAAACAGATCCAGCAGCAATATTAGTTTCAAAAGTACAAGTTTCTGTTTGATTTTGTTGTGTTTGTAAAAACCATTTTCCAACTCTTTGTGCCATTCCTCTTGAGGTCGTACCAAAAGTATTAATTGTTTTTGTCTGTGTTCCATATTTTTGTTGTGCAGTACTATCTTTAACAGTCACATAATCTATTTCTTGTGTTTCTAAATCAAAATATGAAACATTAATTACGTTAAATCTAGTTTTTGATGAACTGCCAGAATAAACAAATTCGCCATTTACCACATTAGCGTTATTGAAAACATAATCAAAACTTACAGAACTTGGATTATCAATATCTTTTGGTGCGTCCTGAGAAATTTTTATAGTTCCTTCTTCATAATATGGTATTGCTCTCATTACAGAGCAAATATCCTTTATAACTGCCATTGCATCGCGTCTATTATTAATATTTACATTTATAGAGAATCTAGGTTCTTGACCACCATTTCCATCATCTACTAATTGACTGCAATATTTACTAACACCAAAAAAAGAAAAAACGTCTAACTCTGAATCTGGTATTGAACAGCCACTAACGCTATCTGTTAAAAGATCATACAAAACAAAAGCAGGATCACTTGTCCATTCTTTATCTGTTTTAAACGAACCATTGAAAGTCCCAGAATAAAATAATCGACCATTTGTATAATCAACAGTCGCATTATGTGGAATTTTTACAAGTTTTCCTCTTACTCTAAAAACGCGATTAGGGGCAGAAGTAAATAATTCCGAAGAAAATCTTAAAGACGAATATGCAATATTAGGATAATTATTTTGTTCTCTAATAATTTGTCTTATTTCTGCTAAACGCATTGTATTAAAGGTGTTTTCGTCACCAACATCATTTGCTCTTTCAACACTTACAACTACAGGAAAAAAATTTGTTTCATTAAAATTTGGAAAATCTTTAAAATTTATTCCAAAATCTCTTGAATAAGGGTTGAAACTTTTACCAGTGATTGTTTCATCAATAACTGTTGCTTGAGAAGCATTGTTTGGATTGACTTTTATTAAAACTCTGACGCTTGTAGATTCTCTATTACCATTTTCTGTATTAAGTTTAAAAAATTGATCAAATTTTACCTTAACTTGAACAGTGTCAATAGATGAATTCGTTATAGTACCTGATCTCGGCGTTGCAGATCCTCCTACTGGAAAGCTGCATTCTTGCCCTTTATCACCTGTTATAACTTCACTTGATTGTTGTTGTGCTGCAAACAGAACTTCGTTGTTAGCAGTCCCATCTTGAAACTCAAAAGTAAGTCTTTCTTTTGGATAATTAAAATCTGAATCTATAGGACTTGTATTACTTGCATCACCTTGCAACACAGCAGTTTTATTTAAAAACAAATCTTTAAGAAAGGCATTTTTAAAAGCTGTGCTTGTTTTATCTGTAATTCTTGCTTTGCTTGCAGTTGCAGACCCCTCAATCTGTCCTTCTCCAATAGCATCAACAATAGTACCAAAATCAATAGATTTTAGTTTATTTTCAGGGAAAAGAGCATCAATAATCTGTCTTATTGGAAAAACCATTTTTTTACTTGTTTACAACTTGAAAAGTATCAACAGAAGAACTTACAACTGTGCTACCTACTAAAGTTTCTCCATAAATAATATTAATTGGTACACCTTGTTTTGAATTATTTAAAAGACCTGTAAAAATATAACTAGGATCTTGTGGATCTTCTTGCCTTGCAGTATTAGGGGTCACTGGGTCTGGTGTTAATAAATCTGCAACTCCACTAAGTAAAAAGCTTGTCCCTATTGCTGTTAAAGCACCAGCTATTGTAGTTCCTAAAATTGTTGCTGTAAAAATTCCTCCAACTGCTGATGCAACTGCGCCAGCCCCTAAAAATGCGGCTGCTAAAAAAAATACCTCACCATGAACAACAGGAATTATTTTAATATCACTTTTAGTCTGTATATCTAATAAATCTTCAGTAATTCTTACATTACCAGCCATAACACAATATTCCTGTTCTTTTATATGTTCCAAAACACCTTTAAAATTATTAATTAAAAAACTAAAAGCTTCTTTAGGACTTTGTGCATTTATTTCAAATGTTGATTGTCCTATAAACTTTCTTAATCTGCCATAAATAGTTAATTTAATCATTTATCTCAGATGGATATACAACAATAATAGACTCTGTTTTAGGTTCAACAAGATAAAAAGGTAAATCATTAAACTTACAACTTATTTTATCAGCATGACTAAATGCCATTTCACCATCAGGATGGCTATGTACAATACCAAGAACTTCTCCTTGATCTTCACCAGTTGCATAATCTAAAGGGTCTATAACAAATGACTTTTCTTTATATGCACCTGATATATTTTTACATTTCCAATAGGTTTCAATACCATCAATATTAATTATTAAGCCGCAAGACTCCTCTGGATAAGCTTCTGTAGCATCTTTAAAAGCGTCTGTAGCCCATGTATATTCTGTCATTAGACAAATGTTCCAACAGCAGGGAATAAGTCTCTGGTAACTACTCTCTGTGGTATTGACCTATTCTCTAAGTCGTGTGCAGCAGTAAGTTCAAATTGTACAACTTGCCTATTTTCAACAGCTTTTCTATCTATTACATATATCTCATCACGCAATCTATCAGAACTAGGAGTGCCAAACGGATTAGAACCCGATAAAAAATTTGAGTTGTCCAAGGCAGAAGCAAGCGGCATTTTTCTAGTAAACTTTGCATCTATCAAATCATTATGTGGAGTTACTAGATTCACACTATTTAAAAAATCACTCATTGTTATAACTAAGCCTGTTGATGGATTTTGAACTATACCACCTAAATTAGAGAAAGTAATTGTTGGTCTTGAGATAGTGCCTGTGCTTTTCTTTTCAAAACCTTGCACCTCTACAGCTACCCTTTGATAGGAATTTGATTGAAATATTACTTCACCAAAATTGTTTAGATTCGCACCAGCATGAAATCTATATACTGTAGGCAAGTTTTGTGGATTTCCAGCCGCTATATGAGTTCCTACTGTAAGCTCAAGTTCAAACAGTTCAATAATAGAACTTGGATTTATTTTATTTAGTTCAACAAAAGGTATTGCCATTATGCCTCGAATACCTCTCTAAAAACACAAGATAATCTTACTCTGTTTAAAAATGGAATTGATCTTGGAAAAGAATCACAAACAAATTTTCTCGAAGATGATTCACTAGGCAAAGTGTAATCAAAAGATGCTCCATCATCAATTCTTGCATTTAAAAAATCAAGTGCTGTAGTTGCGTCAGCCTGAGATAATTCAAAAACTAAATTTACAGATAAAGCGTTCTGGTTTAATCCTTCAGTTAATCTCTGCTCAAACCCATCACCAAAAGAAATTACGTTTACAGATGGTTTTGGAGTAATTCTTGTGTTATAAACTGGTTTTGCAATTGGAAATGTAGCCATCAGTTTAATAAACCTCCAGATCGTTTTTGATTTATTATCTCAGCTTGAATCGCTGCTGCAAGCTGTTCTCCAAACTGATTAGCATCTGCATCATTACCTTGAACAGAAGAGCCTGAAGCATCAACATTTACAGTAATATTATTTACTACTGATTGTCCGCCAGATATTTGATTATTTGGTGTTATAAATCCTCTGCTGGTTCCCATTGACAGCAATTCTGGTCCCTTTTCACCTACTAGGAAAGTTTTGCCAGCAGCAACTTGACCACCACTTGCTTTTCCACCACCAAAAACTTTACCTAAAAATCCCCCTATTTTATCACCAATACCTGAGACTGCTTGTTGAATAGCGACCTCAATTAATTTTCTTTTTAATTTATTTAAAACACTTACAGCCGCTTCAGCTAAAGTCTTTGTACCTTCTACTGCATCAGCTAGGTTTGAAACAATACCTTTTTCAATATCTTGACCTATATCCATAAATTTTTGCTTTAGTGCTTTAGCTGCTTTTTCTTGTTCCTTAAGTTTATTTACACCATCCTCCAACAAATTATTTTTCTTTTCTAAATCAATTAATTCATCTGCTAAATCTTTTCCAAATTTTTCTGTTAACTCTTTTCTTTTTTGATCTAGCTCAAATTGTTTTCTACCTTCCTCTGTACCAATTTTTAATTTTGCCTCAATCTCTTTTAATTCTTTATTTTTTGCTTTTAAAGCATTTTTTGATTTTTCAAAGTCTTTAAATAATTCAATACCTTGAGCTATTATTAATTTTTCTTGTAACTTTTCTAAATCGCTTTCTAAACCTAAAAGTTGCGCCCTTTGATCTGCGTGAAATATTAAAAATGGTTGTTTATCAGCTTTAGCTTTAGCTTCTTTAAGTTTGTTTATTTTTTTTGTGACAGATTCTATTTCTGACTGTATTTCTGAAGAAGTTCCCTCTTGAAGTAATTTATTAAATTCTTTTTGTTTATTTATTGCTTTGATAATACTATTCGTTAAAAAGACAAATCCACTGGCTAAAGCAATTAAAGGAAGCGCATTTGCAGCCATTGTTAAAGCCCCAACTGCAACAGTCAGTTTTGAAACGCTGCCAGCAGCTAATAAACTTGTAGCACTTACACCTGTTAATCCACTAGATGCAATTAAAGATTTTACTCCAACCATACTAAAACCAGCAAGTAAAGCTTTTATTTGCAAAACAGCAAAAGGAATAGCAACGCTTAAACCTTTCACCGCTAAACCAACACCAGCAATAACTGCTGCCGTTTGCCCACCTTCTGAATTTAGAAAATTTACTAAACTTGTTAAACCTTCTACAGCAGCTGTCAAAGCTGGATTTAGAGCTTCGCCTAAAACTTCTGAAAAATCTCTAAAAGATTCTCCTAAAGAATCAGTTGCGCCAGCTAAGCCTGTAGCAGCAGCTTGTGCTAATTGGTTATAACTTTCTTCAACAATTCCTAAAATCATATCGTGTGCTTCAGCTACTTTATTTGTCTTCATTAATTGTTTTATTACATCTGTCTGAGTCTTTGTAAAAGCTATACCAGATCGGTTTAAATTTGATAAATTTCTCTCTGGATCTTGCAAAGCTTTAGCCAATTGCATGAAAGAAGTACTAACATCAACTTGGTTGACTTCTGCAATATCTGCAGCTGATTGCGCAACACGTGTGTACGCATCGACTCCAATATTTCTAAAACTTGTTAATAAGTTAAAACCTCTAGTAAAGTCTTCTTGGTCAAATAAAGTTTGTTTGCCTAATTTATCTGCAGCTTTTTGTAGTTCAGTTAAAGCAGAAGTCCCCGCACCTAAATTTCTTAAACCTTGTGTAAGTATTGCAACGTCTGCTTCTCGTTCTGAAAAAGTTCTTAAAGCTGTGTTTAGAGTATGAAAAGCTGCGCCAAGACCAACTAAAGGAACAAGTAAAGGAGCTATAGAAGAAGTTAAAGTAGTAAAACCACTAGCCGCAGCGGTTGCCCCTGCCCCTGTAGCCGTTAACCCTGCGGGTAAAGGTTTTAAACTACCAGCAGTTGCTTTTAATTTTCCACTAGTACCAGTAATTGTTGTATTAAATTTCTTAGCTCTATCGTCAACATTTTTTAGTGCTGTAACAGCTTGTGTGGCGTTTACTCTTAGTTCTACATTGGAAACTGCCACGATTAAATAATATCTCCTTCAACTATACTTTGATTTTCTCTTAATAGCATCTGCCTGTTTTTTTTCTCTATCATACTTTAGTTCATAATAACCAGCAAAAAATATTAATTCTTCATCAGTTAAATGAGTTCTTAACTCACTTACGGTCTTACCTAATTCTGTTGCTAGGAAGAACTCAAAATTTAGCCAGTTATCCCCCTTTAAGATTCCTTTGCGTTTTCAATATTTGCATTTGGATCAACATTAAATAAAAATAGTTCTATCTCATTTAAAACAGATTCAGGTAAATCATTTTGCAAACTGGCAAAATCAGAAGGGTGAAAAGCTTTAGTTCCATCTTCTTTTTGTGCTAATTGACAAAGCATATGTGTTGAAACTGTAATAGCGTCATCACTCCCAGCCCTTTGAGTAGCTCTTGCTCTGTCTGCTCTTGTAATAGCGGGAAAATATAAAGTCGTAACTACATTTCCCTCAGAGTCTTTAACTTCAAATTTTCTTCTTTTACTTAAATCAAAAGCTTCTCTTAGTATTTCTAAAGTTCTTTTATCTGACATAAATTAAATTGCTGAAGTGATTGTACCAGTTGGCTTAAATGTAATGCTTATTGTATTTGGATCTCCAAGTGATGAACTTTGTTCAAAACTCGTAATGATTCCATTAAAGCTTATTTTTTTTGTACCGCTAGAACTATCAGGAAATAATTCAAAAGCTGCTGCCCCTGCATCACCAGTAGTTAAAGCACCATCTATAAAAGCTGCAGTTTCACCTGTAGCAGCATCATCATAAAGTAGTTCTGCTGTACCCTCACCCTCAATCAAACCTCCAACAAAAGCTTTAAAAGTGTCGCCTTGTGCTGTAATTTCTTGAGTGTCTTTAGAAATTGACATAGACCAACTCGTAGTTCCTAATACTGGATTTACAGAAGAGCCAGCATCGTCAAACTTTACTTGTCCGACATCACCTTTTACCTTTGCCATAGCTATTTATAGAAGATTTATAAATATATTAACCTTTTTCAGCTTTTTTTACATCTTTTTTTTGTGCTTGTTGTTTTTCCATGTATCTTTTACATTGATTATCCCAATATTGTGGTTCTCTTCTACCTTTAACAGCTTCAATAGCGTCAAGCATTTCTTCAGTAATTTCAATCATGTTGTAAGAGCTTCATATAGTTCAAATGTTATTCTAATCTGCGTTTGAAATTTACCTTCTGGACTTGATTGTAATATCTCAGGCCCGATCGGTGGATCAAATCGTACATCAGAAACTGTGATTCTATTAAATAAATTTCTTAGTCTTTTGGCAATATCAAAATTTGCTCCTGATCCTAATCCTTGCTTTGTATAAATATTAAAAATAATAAGACCAACGACAAGATTTGTAGAGGTGGTGCTTGAATTAGGTGCTTGTTGTGTAAGGTATTCACTTGATCCAAAGCTAGTGATACATTGTATATATTGATCAACATTAGAGGCATCAAAGGGAATATTATTGAAAACTAAAGGTATTGATGGTCCTATTCTAAACTCATCATTTAATCGTTTTTCAATAGTTGCTCTAACTGTGTTTAAATCTGTAGCTGTCATAATTTATTTACCAAATTGACCTTTCATCCAATTTTCAAGTTCTTTTGCAATCAACTCTGGAAAACCAGCTTGTGTATTTTGTCTCGTTCTGTATGAACCACCCCATGATGGTGGTAAGTTAGTGCCATAACAAACTGGTTCTGCATAAGGTAAATTATTGATAATTGTTCCGTTAAATTTTTTTATATCGGTTTGCCATGAATTTCGTAATCTTCCAGTATCAACTGGTGTAGCTTTTTTAACTCTTGCTGTCCACTCCAAAGTTGTAGCTGCTACAAGGTCAACAACATCTTCTTCAAAAAAATCATTTATTTCTGTAAGTTTTATTTCTCTAACCATCTTTACCTCAGAAAAATATCAAAGCTTATAGCTGTATTACCCTGCTCATTAGTATTAATTTGAATGATTTTATATTCTGTTCCACTAATAACAACTCGATCAAATGTTGTTGGAGTAAAACTTATATCACCAGCAGAGATAGTCAATCTTTTGTCTTGACTAGAAACTAAGTCAGTCACCTCAGATCTCGTTACATTGCTAACAACACCTTTTATTGTTGAATCGTTTTTTACTTCACTTATACTGCCACTGGTAGAATTATAGATGCCTGTAGTGACTCTCCTATAAGTAACAGTTCCACCAACAGACCGCATAGCGGCACTAATTCCTTTAATAGCTGCTTTTGCAATGCTCATAAGTAATACGCAATAACGGCATCACCACTTGAAACTTGAACACTTGTAATGACACCACAAACCTCTGCTGAATGGTGTATCGGTATTCCAGCAATAGTTGATGAAGTATTTTCTGTTATGTTTTCTGCTACAAGATCAACTGTTGAATTTTTTAATGCAACAACCTTACCAAATCTGCCAGTATAGGCTTGTGTGTGATCCGTAATTATTATTGCTGCTGGGTATTCATAAGCCATTTGTTAAGACCTCTTAATTGGTAAGTTTGCTGTTCCACCCATTCTAATGCCATTTAAGTAATGATCCACTATTGGTGGGATGCGATCAATACCAACCCTTCCATAAAAGTTGGGAGTTAAACTTATATTACCAATATTTAAGGATTGGAAATCTTCTAATCCACTTAAACCTAATCCATCTTTATTATTATTTAAATAAACAGCTAAATGTATTTGAGCGTGTTTTACCCTGTCTGGTATTTCGGTGTCTGTGTAATAATCGTCAACGATCCTATAAGGAAAACTAAGAGAATATAAATGATTGTATTGGTCAGGAACACGAACACCGCTTCGTGGCCACTGTAGTGCCTGTGTCTTATCTACCCTAGATCCTAAAAAGTTTTCACGATCAATTCTCTGAGTGCTTGTAAATAATGCTCTATTTTTTTGGTCGTCAGTACTATTACCCCACGCCACAACGTCATCAGACTCTGTTAAGCCATCTATAAATGCTTGTGCCTGAGTCAGAGTGACATAGCTATTGGCTGATGCGCTACCGACTGTCGCTACTATTGAGATTGCCATTTTTCTTTACTTTTGGCTTTGTTTTTTTTACAGGAGTAACAGAGGCCGCTTTTTGTTTAGCAGCCTCTCGTTCTCTTAATCGCCTAAATGTTGCGATTCCCATTTATTTTCTAAATGCACTGACAGCAGTAGAACTTGTTACTCTCACTAAGAAAGTGCCAGAACTTGCTGCTGCAACATCAGCATCACCAACAATAGTGACACCAGAACCAGCAGTTAAGGTGAACTTATGAGTTGAAGTTGCCTTGTTGACAATTGTTAGCTCAAAAGTTTGACCGACACCACCCTGAGTATCTAAGGCAGAAATAATAGCTGCCGCAGTAGGTGTTGTAACTGCTCTGTTGCCTGTTGGAGTTCCATCAACAATGCCTTCAATCATTTCAGCAGTTGTTAATGTATGAGCTCCGTTTTCAGTCTTAATAACTTTAGTTTTAGTTAGTTGACCAAATGGGGGATTCTGTAACTCAAAAAGAGTAGCCATAATTTAAAATCCTAGTTATAGCAAGGGTTTTCGGTTAATCGTTATTTGAAACAACGGTCGCGCGAACAATCCCTATATTTTTAGTTTCATAGACTTTCGACCAAGAGCCTACAGTTTCAAGAACTGATCTTGTTGGGTTTACTGTTGAAACTGCATATTTCAAACCAACAGGATGGTAGATGTAATGCAAATCAATAGCCATTGCCTCTTCTAAGGCAAGTATATCTCTATCAGTTTGAGTTCTCACTGGTGCTTGCTCACCTGTTACCACTGATCCAGCAGCAAACATGAAGACTGAATACTCAGTGGAAGAACCTGTTCCAGTTGTGGGAATATCATCAGAAACAATAATATTTAGACCCATAAACTGCCCAAAGTTTGGATTAGCAAAAGCGTTCTGGATAGATCCACCAGATGCTGTTGCACCGCCACCATTAACATCAGTTGCAAGAACAAAATCAACTGCTCTTCTTTCCATTAAGTCGTAGTAGCACTTACTGTGCATTGCGATTGATGTAAGTTTAGAACCTTGATCGCCAAGTAAGGATTGAGCCTTTGCAACGTGTCTTGGACTTAATGCAGTAGGTGTATCACCTGATTCAGAATCAATAGTTAAACCAAACAATGCTGAACTACTCGAGTTGTTATTGATAGAGCCAAACGCACCAGTTAAGCAAGAATATAAATCCTTTTGTTTCTGGTTATTGATATATGCTGCGGTTTTCTGAGCGATAGCAGCCATTGGATCAGTAGAACTACCGATAGCTAGACTTGCTAAATCTCTTGAACTGAAAGCTTTACCTCTATGCAATACAGCAGCTATTTGTTGATCTGCTGTAATTTTTGATGGTGTTAATGATGAAGAATCTGTAAGTACTTCAAAATCACCACTTAAATTTGCCTTGTAAAAAGGGATTCGGACGAAATCGCCCCCACGCTCTGCGGATAGATTTAATTCTGCTAGAGGTTGCACCACACCACTTTGAAGAAAGCTATCTGTCTGAGTAGTAGCTTCGATCAAATAGGGGGTAAACACCTCTGGAATAATTAAATCACTACGAACTGTAGCCATGTTAATTAAAAGATATGTTCACTTTCGGGTGCAAACCCTAACTAGCGCACACTAGATAGTCCTATATTAACCGCTAACTGCGTTTTTGAGCATATTGTATTTATTAATATCTGTTTTAAATAATCTGCTTTGCTCAGTAAGATTAAAAGATTCTTTAGCAAATGGATTTTTTTCACCAGCAGCACTAACAAATTCTGTTTGCACTTTTGTAGTTGTAGCACCTCCTCCCTGCGGTCTTGGATTTTTTTGAACCCATTGGGGCATTTGTGACATTGCCCATTCTTTTACAGGAGTTCTGTTATATCCATCAACAACAACAACTGTTCCATCAGCTTCTCTCGATAATTGATCCTTGCTAATACGAGATAACACATATTGTGGATCATGCACCACATCAGCAAGGGCTGTAACTGCTGGAGCTTCAACTTCTAACTGTCTCTGCCTAGATTCTAAGTCTTGTATTCTTTGTTTTTGTTGCGCTTCTGCTTCTCTAAACTGTTGTGCCTGTTTTGCAATAGCCTCTTCATATCTGCCTTTAGCTTCTAACTCTTCTTGCTCTTTCTGTTGTTTAAAAGCTATCAACGCATTTACATCAACATCTGGCGGTAATGCCTTTGCTTTCTCTTGTGCTTTTGCATATTGATCCATTAGTGCTTTGTTATTTGCTTCAAGCTTTCTAACGCTTTCTTTCAATGCTTCAACTTCTTGTTGTGATGGATTTGGCTTGATTGGTTCTTCTGCCATAGATAAAAATTAACAATTATTTACAATATTAGCTCCACTTGGTTCTGTCTGCCCAAAATGCTGCTGACATTTTACCTTTGGCAATATTTTTAGCGTGTCTAGCTTTAAAACTGCGTCTTTTTGCCTTATCTGCGTCAGATTCACCCTTTCTTGGTGGTTTTGTAGCGGCTCCCTGCATACCAAAGCGAATTAATTTGACCTTATCACCTTCTTTCGCCAAGACAACATGAGACTTTGTTGGATGTGATGGTGTTCTTTTAGGTTTATTAAAAGCAGATAAACCAAACCTTTTAAGTCTCGGATCTTTGCTCATTTGCCTTTTTTGCTCATTGCCATTCTATGAGCCTGCGTAAAACTCATGCCTTCTCTCATCTTGCGTTTCATATATTCCATGTGCGCCTTTGTATGCCCATGTGTTTCTTGATGTTTTTTAAGAGTGTTCTTTTGTCTGGTAGTTAGTTTCATTTTGTTTTACTTTGTTAAATCAGCATCTGCTTTTCTAGCTCCACCTTTGCCAGTGATGAAACTATTTACTCTGCCCATTGCCCACGCACCCATAGGGACATTTCTTGATCCACCAGACAAGTAAGCCCCTTGACCTCTTCTATAAACAGCAGCCAGTGTTCGATAAGTGAATTTAGTACCTTCGGCTTTTTTCTTTAGTGACTTAACTACTGCGGCACTTAAAGGTTTAGCTTTTGGTGCTTTTTTTACGCTTTTTTTTCTTGGAGGCATCTTGATTAGTTCGGGATTTAGATACTGCTTTAATGTCTATAAACTCTCCTCTCTTATACGCTGCGGATGTCCGCTTAATTTCCGCTGCTTTTGCACTCTTGTTTTTAGCACCGCTAAGATATTTCTTAGCAACACCAGTCTTTTTATCCTTCGCTACTTTTCTAAACTTTCTTTTTTTCACTTCTTTTTAACTTTTTTTACTTTTACTTTTTTGGTTTTCTTGGGTGTTCCGTACATAGTAAGAAGTGCAACTGGTTTTATTTTACTTCCTTTTACGTTTTTTAGCACTTGATAATGCTATTGCTTGTGCCTGTTTTAATGTTTTGCCTTCCTTCATTAACAAACGAATGTTTGCAGATATAGCCTTCTGTGATTTGCCTTTTTTTAATGGCATAAGTAAACTGTATTTATGCTAACTATAACTATCACTACCTTACTAGGGGATATTGAAATTCAACATTCTAAACAAATAGCAAAAGCTATAGGTTCAAAAGATGCTGTTGATCTCTGGAATATAGATGTAAAAGATGGATTATTTGGTATTCATGGTCATGTCTTTGACCCTAAAAACTGTGATATTGCAGATGTTATATCAGCAGCCATTGAATCGGTTGGACTATCAAATGTAAAAGTGCCAGAAAAATCAAGGCTGCAAGCTGTCAAAGATTTAGAAAGCTACCCTGACCCTAGAGATTCCCTGCCCTAGACATACCAACTACTAACTCAAATAAATCTGGGTGCTTTTGTATAAGTGTTTGCATATTTACAGAACTAGAGAAAGTTTCTACAGACATTGTTAAAACTTCTGAAGGATTTATTTTGTTTTTAAAATCTCCATATTTAGAGTAATCAAACATATCATAAACTTTACCCATATATGCATTTTTATAATCATTTACAAAAGCAAGTTCTTCTTTTCTGTAATTATTAGGAGTTATACTTTTTAACTGATACACAGGTTTTTCAAGCTTTGTGGTCATTGCTTTGTTTGGTCTTGCGTTAGGACTGTCTAAATATTCCTGTAATATTTTTTTATCTGTAATTTTCTTTGCACCTACATCACCAAAAGCTCTATCAAATTTCCATTTGTTTGTAAAATTATTTAATTTTGGGTTTGCAACTTCCACAACATGAGTTATTTCATGGAAAGTAGTTGATTTACTTATAAGACCCTGCCTGTTACCACTTGTTGTAAATGTACCCTTATAAAAAGCACATGAAGCTCTTTTTGCTTTTCCAACGGCGTTAACTGCTGGTACTCCATTTACCGAGTCAACAAATCCAGCACCATTAAACATTCTGACATATTCAGTAAAGTAATTTTTAATCTGTCCTTTTTGAGCCGCAGTAAAGCTTTTTGAAATATTCACATTGTTAACAAGTTTAGATACCTGTGCATCTGTCAAACTTGTCTCAAGCATTTTATTTCTTAATTTTTCTAAATTTTTCGTAAAATTATCATTGTATTTAACATATGCGTCTTTAGCTTTTTCAAACTTTGCAATCAAGCCATCTTGTAGTTCTGGTCTTATGTTTGTGCTTGTATTAGCGGCAGCTACCCTCAACTCTTCTTTTAACTTTTTAAGTTTAACTACATCAAGACCACCTACTTCCTCCATCAAGGCTTTACCATCTTTCCTTAGTTGCTCTGGACTTGAATCAACCAGCCTTCTCTCAAAAGCGACAGGTTTAGTGACAGGCTTGGGCTTTGGTATCTTGATCGTTATATCACTAGGTTTGCCATATAACCTTTGTAAGTCCTTAAGACTTCTTTCGCTGCCATCTTCCCTTACAAGTTTTCTTATCGCCTTCTGTCCAGATCCCTCTTTTTTTGCCAACCTTTTAAAATAATTTACCTTACCTTCATTGCCTAAAGTTTTAATCTGTAGCTTTTTATCTTGCTTTAATAACCAATCACCATAAGCTGTTCCCTGTGGTACTCTGCCAGTTCCCTCTCCTGTAGGTCGAGTGACAACCTTGCCTACTGGTGGCTTTTTTAAGCTTGGATATTTTTTTTGTAATCCATCAAAATCAACAACAGGAACAGTAGTAGATCGACAATTAAAATGCTGTGGTGGTGTTGGCCCTTTGTTATATGCAAACTCCTGTCCATCAAGCCTTCTACAAATAGGACTTGTCCTACTGTCCAGCGTTGCAACATATTCATATTTAGGTGCAACTTTACTATTAGCTGCATAAACAGCCTGTGATGCTTGATTCTGTACTTGATTAACAGATGTTCTTACTATTGTTTGTATTTGATTATTAGCTAATTTTGTAAGTTCACCACCAGACTGTGCAAGTTGTTTTACTGATAAAGGGCCAAAGTCTCCAAATTCTAATTTTCCTATCATTCTTCTAGCAATCTGCTGTGTGGTTTCACCAGAAAAAACTCCTGATCTTATAGCTAAAGCAAGTCTTTCTTGTGATTTAGTAGCTATACCTCGAAATGCTTTATTAACAGTTTCACCATTAGGCAATGTTATTGCTGCCCCTTGTGTAGATGTTAAATCAAATTTTCCAGAACCAAATTTTATAAAGTCATCTTCTCTAAATTTTGTATTTGTAAATATATTTACTTGTGTTGGATCAGTCATTATTACTGACTCTGCATATTTTGGACTTACAGCAACAGAATTAATAGGAATATTTCCAGATTTTACGACTTTTTTTAGTTCATTCTCTACAAACTCTGTCTGTAAAACAGTCACCCCTTGAAGTTCTTGTTTAAAATCCCTTGCAGTTGCACCAGACCATTTATTTAAACTATCTTTTGACTGTTTTATGATTGCCCTAAGTCTTTTTCTGGTCTGTGGTGCTATAACAACTGCTTCCCCTGCGGCTTGTTGTCTTAAATCTATTTTTTTTAACTGATTGGCAGCGTTTAATATTATTTCGTTGTAAGTTATGGCATATTTTTTTGCAACAGCATTACTATATCTGTTTAAATCAATAGTCTCTCTAAAAAATGCTTCTGGTGTACTCATTCATCAAGCCGCCTCTTCTTCTTCATTATCTGAAGCTGGTTCTTCTGGTGGTTCCATTTCTACCAACCCTCCGCTTTGCGTACTTTCCATTTCTTCCTCAATATCAAAATCATCACCAAGAATCTCACCAGCAGATAATTGATTTAATAATGTTTCCTGTGAGATAGTTCCAGCAGTAAATAATTGTAAATAAGCTTGAATTTCCTGTGGTTCTAGTCTTGCTGTAACGAAATCTCTATTAACAAAACTACTTCCAGCGTTAGGTTCATTAAGATATTCACTATGAAACTTGAGACAGTTATCAATCAGATCTTGCATCTGCTGGGCAACAACCATCATTGTGCTGTCATTCTGTGAACGGTCTATACGCTTGGCCTCGGCTGACTCACCAACAAGCTTTTGACCAAGAACAGCAGCAAGTGACAGTGTATTTATCTGCTTTTCAATATCCTCCAACCTTTTAAACTGTGCATTATAACTATCTGCTGCTGGTGATACATATTCCATTCTTGACTCAGGTGGTAAAGATAAGGCTTCATTTGGGCCTGTTGTTATCTCATCACTATTAGGAAAACCAAAAACAACCAAATTAGGAACAGCACTGATATGCAAAATATTATCCAAGTCTGATTGAATCTGATAATGCTTAAGGTTTAACTCTGCTATGTCATATAAGGGACTACGTGATTCAAAAAAACCTGTTCTATTTGAATATGCTAATGCAAATGGAATTTTATCTTTAAGGCTCATTTCACCCTCTTCAAATAATTTATATTCGCTCTTTTTTTCATCCCTTCTATGGATTTCATATCTGCCACGCTCCAAAACTCTTACTTGAGTAATGTTCTTTTCTCCATACTTACCATCAGGTTCAATAACATTTTCTAATAATCGTACCTGTGCAAGCTGTCTTGCACCATCTATGATTTCAGTCCTCCATCCTAAAATATCTGATGGCTTATATGTCACCCAATAAGGTCTGGCCTTCTCACCTTCCTTTGGTGCATCTACTAAAACTCCACAATGACCAAATGATATTACTGTTCTTGCAGTTTGATACAACCACACATTCAGATCATTTTGCTCTAAATCCACATCAAAAAGCTGCTCCCTGACTAAATCAGATACATTATCTAATCTAATTGGTTTTCTTACTAACATCCCTGCAAGCATTTTTTCTATCCTTTGCATATAAGGAACAACAGTACTTCTGTTTAATCTTGAGTCATAGCTTTCTGTACTTTCTCTTGGTTCTGGAAATAAATATTTTCTATGTTTACTCTTTATTTTATATGATCCTTCTTTTAAATCTTCTATCAAAGGCCAAAACACAGCCATGCGTTGATATGCCGCATTTGGTGATTCTACGGTGTTAGGTTTTATTGCAAGTTGCTGGTCGTAAATATTTAGGGAGCTATACACAGTTTTTCCTCATAGTACCATTGCTTTTAATATATTCTAATTCCTGTTGGTCTGCCTGCTCTACCA